ACCCTGTTCTGTATCTGAAACGTATGATGATATAGGGTTATCTATTAATTGACCATTAAAATATGCTGAAGGGTTTTGTTGTATTACATAATCATATGCCTCTGGCCAGTTAGAATAATTAGATATATAATTATTAGATGGCATAAAAAGAACTGTTCTTTGTGGTGTACACTTACCAACTAAATTAGGAAACTCATAAGAAACTATTTTATTTCCCTTTATATTCTCTATAACACCTTCTGTGTTTGACTCAGAAGATATATTCCTTATATTTAAAGCATAGTGATAATCACCATTCTTCAATAGTCTAGGATCGGTGTCCTTGTCTAGTCCACCTACAAATACTCTTTTTAATTGTTGACTAGGCATTTATCTAAAGTTTTGGAGCCTGCTTAAATGCTTTTCTTGTAGTCTGTAAAGCCTCTTCTTTATTAAACGACTGCATTCTAGCTCTAGCAAGTCTCTTTTGATTATAAAATTCTTTTTTAGCAACCATCTTCTCATTCATATTGATTGCTCTTTTTCTATATATAGACTTCCAATATATATAAGCTTTTAAAGCTTCTTCAGCAAAAGCGTGTATTTTTATTTCATCTCCAGAAAGACCCGTAGATCCATCTGAAATATATTCTAATATTATAGATCCTGTTGCGTTTGAAAACTCAATAGTGCCTTCTTGTAAATTTTCTCTGTAGTAACCATTTGCATTGTTACCACCTCCTTCTCCAAACCTACCATGTATACCGTCCCCAGGAATATTATCTGTAAATATAGGTGGATCAGTTTCGTTATCATCAATAGTTGATTTAGATCCGTGAACAAAATTTATTTTAGTTCTTTGACCTAAATAATTCATTTCTCCAGATCCATCCACAACACCTATTTTTACATAAGAAACATAGTCCAATGGTAATCTAACTGTATTTTTGTGATCTAAAGATAGCTCTATTGTTTTTATTTGTCTTACGGTATCAAAACTTAATTCTTTTAATCCACTTAAAGCCATTTTAAAATACCTTAAATAATCATGCTCGCTAGATTTTCCTTCTTCAACAATAAGATCTTGTATAACATCTTCAATAGACACAAACTGTGCTGAATCCATGTTGTTATTTTGTTCGTACCAATTTTGATTAAAACTCATCTTTTATTTATTTAAGGTTATCATTAGTCATATCTTCTCTAGCTTGCCTCATAACACCAAATATTTGAACAAGGTTTTTTATGATCATAGACTCAAAGTCAGCAGGTATTGGATAAGGGTCTGTGTCATTTATAGAAGAGGATGAAGCTATATATTTAACACTAATAAATTGAGTGTCTTCAATGTTATACTTTCCGTATAAATATATAAAACGACCTTCTATATAATAGTAATCCCTACCGCTCATTTTAACAGCTTTGTCATACAAAGTGTTATACAAACCACTACTAGGCATTCTTGTAAATACCACAGGTTTTCTAAACCTACCTGGATAATATCCATTGTTATTTAAAAGACCAAATTCAGTAGGAACACCATCATCATTCAAAGCTTTAACATAAGTTCCAGTCACCAACTGTGCATTAGCAACACCAGGGCTGTAGATATCAATAGAAAATCCACCCTTAGGCTCTATCTCTTGTATAAATATTGGGGACCCTACAGAAAATCCACCATTTCCATCGGTACCAAGGTAAGGACCTTCACCAGTAAATTCTGTAGAAATTAATATGTTTTGTTCTTTTGCTATTTTATCTGCATTCTTCAACACAAAAGCTTTTGCTAAAAAAGACTGTGCGTCCTCAACGTTCATAGTAGCACTTCCTGAAGAATCTAAAACATCTCCCCAATCCTCATTAGAAAAATCTATTGTGTATGGAGTGTCATTTATTATAATTTCTAAAGAAGTGTCAGATATTTGATCTTGAGATAAACTATCTGCGTCAAGCACTGTGTAAACAAAACCATGACTACCACCAGACTCCGCTGAATTAATTGTTAAGTTTGAAATTTTAAAATTATAAAGACCTGTTAAAGTTATGTTAGATGTAGTGCCTGATGTGCTAGTTGTGCTGTATGATAATTTAAAGTCTTTTAAAAAATTTTTAAAATCATCACTAGAGGATATAGCCTGTGTTAATCCTTGCCAACTGTATATTGTATTTTTAAATTTTTTTGTATTAACATTAAAACTAATGTTATGTTCTTTTGGTTCTTTATAAGTATCTCCTGTATTTATCTTGAATGATATAATGTAATTATCATCCATTTTTAAAGGTCCATTTGTAAGGCTTATAAAATTAACATCAGGGGTTGAGGTTGAAGTTAGTGGAGTTGTTACCGTAACACCTAAAACTCTTCTTTGTTTATTAGACAGTTCTTCATCATCTACAATAGAAGCAACCCTTTGAACAGCCATATCTTTAGGTAATGAAATTATATCAGGTAGTTGAGCAAACAACAAGCCCCTTCCTTCTTGCGTGTTACTTTTTATTACACTTAATACTTTAGATGACAAAAATTGACCCAAAACCTCTAATTCATTTTTTGAGGTAGCTGTCCCCTTTGTATACATAGAGTCCATTATTTGAGCCTTTATTAATGTGTCCCTTTCTTGATCAACCAAGGGCATAACATCTCTTAACTCTATTCTAGAGTCTTCATTAAGCTCTCCTCCATTTATGATTCTTAAAACTTGTTCTGCTATACTTTTTCTTGTTGCCATTTATTATTGCTTTTGATCTTTCATTTTTGATTCTGCGTAACCCAAAGGCTCTCTATCTCTAAGTGATATACCTATATAAGAAAGCATTCTTTGTGCCAACTCACTGTGTGTTTTTTCTGGCAATTCTAGCTCAACAGTATTTGGACTCGATGGGTTAAATACATACATATCATTAACCATAACGTACCCCCAATGAGGAGCTTTTGGTTTTCTAATGTATTCTAAAAATATTCTTTGTGAAAAAGGCTCTAACGTTCCAGCATTCCAGGTTTCAATAACTTCTGAGCTTGGCCCATCAAGAACCTCAAACCCCTCATCAATCATAGCAGCAACCAAGTTATCTTCATCTATAGGAACAATAACACTTGATCTTCTTTTTGCAATTTGATCTAAAGTTAATAGTTTAATATTTGTTCTAATACCTGTAAGCCCTGCTTTAAACATAGATATAAAATGTAAATAATCATCAGGATAACTAAAGGCTCCAGTTTTATTTGGATCAAATGGTGGGTACGGGTTAGGATCTGGCATAGCATTAGCTGGTATAAATATATTATTAAACACCAATAACTTTTTTTCTACTACCGTTCTTATATCATCTAATACAGAATGACTTAGCTCTAATACCTCAGATGGCCTATCTTTTGCTTTATATCTAGCAACTCTATCGTGTATTAAATCAATCTGTGCTCTTTCAGCTAACATATTAAACTCAGAAGGTTTTATAAACCCCCTTTGTTCTTTATTTGCTATAAATTGTATAAACTTATATAACTCATTAATCGTCATATCCAAACATTTTCAACAAATATAGCAAAAAAAAAGGGAGGCAACAAACTTGTGCCCCCCTTATTGTTAATGTAAAATAATATTAATTATATTTAGATAAGTGTATTTTTATCTGGTCCATAATAGAACTACCAGAATCAGTCATACATTTATCAGCTAAAAAGTCCACTGGCTTAACTCCCAATGGAACTTTTGTTATTATAGGTCTTTTGTCTCCCTGAACCCACATAACTTGTTGAGCGTTCCAATCTATAATATTATGATTTTTAGCTCTAATTAAAGTTTGCTTAATTTCCATTTTAGGATCGTCAAGTCCTGTTATAAATTTTTCAGGATCTTTTTCAGCCAAAACTTTCATGTCATATCTAATTTCATCTGTAGACTTATCAACCTTTACTCCTAAAACTTGAGCGTAACCTATTAATTTATCTAAAGGAAGATCAAAAACTAATTTTAAAGCATCCATAGACTTAACACTTTTCTCTAACTTTTCTTGAGCTTGTTTAGCGTAATCCATAAATTTAAATATAGCTGGTGATGTAGCTACCCTATTAGGATTGCTAGCATTAGCGTTACACATATCTAAAAACTTTTTTAAAGTAGGATTTGTGTAATCAACTCTTAAGAATCCATTATTAAATGTAATAGGTGATTTTATTTTTGCATCTTCTTTTTGTTCATCTTCAAATATAGATGATTCTCCAGGTAT